ATGATATCATAGAGACTTACTAGCTTGCCGCTCGATGTGGACGCCTTCTGGCAAGCGGGCGTCCGTATCGCGCAAATACGATGTTATTAAAGCGGGACGAAATACTAGACCTGTTCAGTTACGACCCTCGCGGATTGCTCATAAGCAAAACAACACGCGGGCTTTGGAAGGCAGGAAAGCCTGTCGGTCAGAAAGGACGAAAGGGCTACTGGCTGATACGCTACTTAGAAAAGTGCCATCTTATCCACCGTCTCATCTGGTGCCTCTTCAACGGCGACATCCCCGAAGGCATGGTAATCGACCACATGAACGGGAACCATCAAGATAACCGCATCGAAAACCTTCGCATGACGACCCGTTCCGGCAACCAGCGAAATATGAAGATGTCGAGACGCAACAAGTCGGGAACGATGGGCGTATATTGGGACAAGCACTTCAACAGATGGCATGTGGGCATCGGCATGAACGGAAAACGCAAACACATCGGATATTTCACCGAAAAGGATGCGGCTGTTGCAGCTCGGAAGCAGGCCGAGAAGTTGTATCGGTTCCATCCAAACCATGGACGTAAGGTACAATTGGGAGTGGTCGATATCGAACAAGGAGGTTCAGATGGCCACCCAGTACATTGACTTTGCAGCCTTGAAAGAGGCGGTAACGATTGCCCAGGTCGCGGATATGCTTGGCCTGCGGATGAAACAAAACGGTCCCCAATGGCGTTCAGCTTGCCCACAATGCGGAGCTGGCGGTGAACGAGCGTTGGCAGTGAATACCGACAAGCAAAGTTTTTTCTGCTTTTCGGATAATAAAGGCGGCGATTTGATAGCCTGCGTCGCCCACATTCGCGGATGCAGCCAACGAGAAGCAGCCGCGGAAATTGCCGAGCACTTCAAAGTCGGTCAGCCACAGCCAGCGAAAGCCGCCGCAGCAACTCCAAAGCCGTCTTCGGGTGGAATGGCCGCTCTCGATTACTTGGAGCATTCCCATGAAGCCGTACAAGTGCTCGGCTTCGATGCAGAAACCGCACAAGCTCTCGGAATCGGCTATGCGGGCAAAGGACTGATGCGCGGCACCATCGCCGTTCCGATTCGTCTCGAAGACGGAACGTTGGCCGGCTACATCGGCGTGACGGAAATCGAAAAGATGCCGTCGAAATGGCAACTGCCAGTCAACAACGTCGTGCCGATACCGAAGCGAACCGCCTGAGTTCTCCCCAACTGAGCCGTCCTTTGTGGCGGCTCTTTCTTTTGGATGATAAACTGAAGTTCTGTGAAATTTCTCAAGAGGCCCGTTGAAGTAAACGCTGTGCAGTTTGATGGGAATATCCGTTCTCTAGACATTTTCTCTTTGCGAGAGGTTGGTGGATTCAAAATCTCGCACAACGATGAAGGAAAAATCTGTCTCAATATTCCAACCTTAGAAGGTGAAATGACGGCACAAGTAGGCGATTGGATTATTCGCGGCATTCAGGGCGAGTACTACCCCTGCAAGCCTGATATTTTTGAGGCGACCTACGAACCTGCATAGCTCTTCATAGCATCACACCGCACACCATCCCGCGTCTTGGCGAACGGTTACAGCCCCTCATCCTCCCGCTACAAATCCGGGATGGACCAAGCAACAGCCATCCGCGTCAACGACCTGCTGCGCACCGAATTCATCGGCGGCATCGTGCTCATGTCGCCATCGGTCTACGCGCTGCCGCCGCAAATGCGCGGCCGTGCACTGTACCGCATGAGCCAGGCGGCGCACTTCACGATGGATGACCACAGCGAAGGGGTCTTTGCCTACGCCGACATCCTCTTCCATTGGTACATCGGCATGTTCGCGGGAGAACGCTGTATTACGCTCAGCATCGGCTGCGAGGCGTTATACTGAGCTAGGCACCTCCGTTTTGTTCTGCGACGCACTCTTAGCGCGCCGCTTGCACAACGGAGGCATATATGGACGTTGACTCACCTTCAAAAGTAGCCCGCATCCGCGAGCTGAATGACGAAGTGCGCAGAGGATTTACCGGCGGCCGGATAATGATTACGTCCGGTGTCGCTGCCCTGCCGGACGTTGAGAAGGCAAAAACGCTCGAAGCCTTCCGCTCGTTCAACGACTTCAACGACGACAACGACCCGCACGGCGAGCACGACATGGTGTTCATTGACGTTGATGGGCAGAAGTACATCGGCAAATGCGACTACTACGATGTCGATGAACGCTATCTCTCAGACGACCCGAGCGACCCAAAGAAGACGAAACGGGTTTGGGTGCTGATGCGCGCGGACGAGTATTGAAGTCACCCCACCTATCGCCAGCCATCATGACGTTAACGGATGACTGCTTGAGCAACACAAGCGCCGTTACGGGCTACGTCTGGAGCCTTGCCGCAACATTGCTTGCTTCAATGGGATGCTGCGCTCCCACCAGTGCGATATCCCCGTCTTCATGGCGGGGCTTCTTTTTGGATGGTAAAATCTGAGTGTGAAGAACAAGCCGAATTATTCCGAGAACAAGTGCGAAAAGTGCAAGCGTCCCTATCCAGATTGGCTCACACCACGTTCGGTATGGATGACCGTAATAAAGCAATATAATGGAATGTTATGTCCATCATGCTTTGTTGAGAAATTATTTCTAAGAACCCGTGGCAGGAGTATCTTTATCGTCCCTGTCCGTTTTCGAGACACGCAAAAGCTCTACGATAAATTGTTCCGATTACATTGACCGTCCTCCGCACTGAATCCGCGAAATCGTAGAGTCTGATACTTTGTAGTCCCGCGCGATCGACGCCACATCCTCACCCGCCTGCTTGCGTTCACATGCAGCCCTGCGCTGCTCCTCATCCAGCTTAGGGCGCCGACCGAGGCGGACGCCCATCGCGACAGCTCTAGCCCGACCTTCTGCCGTCCTGGACTTAATCAGCTCCCGTTCAAACTCAGCCAGCCCGCCCAATATCGTCAGCATGAGCCGGCCGTGCGCCGTCGTCGTATCTGCCCACACATCGCTTAGGGAGCGGAAGCCGGCGCTCTTGTCGCTTACCAGTGCCAGAATATTCAGGAGGTCGCGGGTAGAGCGGGCGAGGCGGTCTAACCGCGTCACCAGCACGATGTCACCCACCCGAAGGGAGCGCAGGAGCTTCTTCAGCTCGGCACGGTCCCGCTGCGCACCACTCACCTTTTCACGAAAGATACGAGCGCACCCGGCCGCCTCAAGCTGCGTCACTTGAGCGTCGAGCGCCTGCCCGTTCGTGCTGACCCGCGCGTAGCCGTAAAGGTTCATAATCAGGCGAATATCTTGATTTCTGCAAGGGGCAGTTGTGGTGACGGGGAAAAAATACGAAATGGCGAGCTTTTTAGCTCTGAATGCGGTTGTGCCGCGTGTATGGAACCCATACAGGTAGTCTACCAAATTCCAAGCAATTTCAGTGCTTTACATGCCCGTCAGAAATCAAGATTTATGCTTTTATGCAAAACCTCTCACGGAGGTTGCAGCATGAAGACTCCCCATCCCAACGACGTACTTGTTGGAGCTAACCTCCGGCTCCATCGAAACGCGGCTCACGTCTCGCAGACCGAGATGGCAGAACACCTCGGCGTCACCTTCCAGCAAGTTCAGAAATACGAGAAGGGGACGAACAGGCTCGGAGCGGGTCGCTTGCTCATCGTCGCCAACCTTCTCAAGGTGCCCATCACGGCGTTCTACGAGGGGGCGAAAGGGGCTACCGCGCAGACTAACCCGCCCATACTGCTTCTCGGTAAGCGCGATGCGTTCAGACTTGCAGAAGCATTCGACAAGATTACCGACCAGAGCCTTCGCCAATCGCTTGTGGCCCTTGTGGTGAACCTCTCGGAGCGCTGAGTATCCACAGCGGCGCGCCATTTAACGTTCGCCCATCTGCTATAATTCCCTCAGTCCCCGCTATTCCGCCCGACTGATAAAAGGCCAGTCGGACAGTTACTTCTCCGCCTGTAGGCAACACGACCCCGTTGCCTCGGGCGGAATGGCGAAGACCAAACTCATCCTAGAGATAACGACGCGCGACGACAAAACGCACCTTCATGAGTGCGTGGATTTTCCATCGTACGCGAGCGATTTCATCACGCTCTACAAGAAGAATTTCGTCCGCGAGGCGATCCGCACTGAGACCGTTCTAAACATCAAGCAATATTTCAAATGAGGCATGGCCGCTAAAGAGACAGAAGTACAAGCCGCCATTTGCGACTACCTGGCCCTCAAGGGTTATCTCTTCTCACGAACCAACAACGCTCCGATCTACGACACTGGCCGCAAAGCGTTCCGCGCACTGCCGAAGTACACGCGCAAGGGCTGGCCGGACATCTGCCTTATCAAGGGCGGCAAGTTCTACGGCATCGAGGTTAAGAGCGAAGTAGGGCGGTTATCGCCCGAGCAGGAGGAGCTTGGCCGCGACATCATTGAGAACGGCGGGATGTATGTGGTTGCTCGCAGCATTGATGATGTTCAGGCCGCTGGGCTATAAAGGTCGCCTTCAACGGCCCTAAATTGCTTAGAGATTGACTCTTCCCTTCGCACTATTAGCATGGGTCGTTATTTCATCTGTTTTGGGGGAAGAAATGGAAGAGAAAATCGATATCGATAACGACCAGCTTGTGGTTCTTATGGGTGGCCCCTTCTCACCCAAAGGGAAGCCGCCAACCGTATCAGGGGCGCCAAACGGCGGCGACATTCACCATGAGCGACGTTTCCACCGTAAAGAACCCTTCACAATCATGTGGGGCGGAGGAACGAAAAAACTAATCACGCTCATGAACATGTCCTTAATTTGGCAGGAGACGTGGGACCTCGATTATATTTTGAATTTGAGCTGCGAAACACAAGATGAAGGTTGGCGAGCCGATATGTTCCCTACGGCTTTCATTCGCATTGGCGAAGATAATCGCGAGCTATGCAAGTTTGATCAGCCCCTTCGAAGTTTCTGCGGTCGGAACAGTCTACTTATCAAAACCAACACCACGCCCCAATATTTCGACAGTGCGGACAATATGGGCCTGGGTTTTCGCATACCGGCTGTCGCACGATGTTGATAGCCTTGTAGTTCAAGGGTCTATCGCTGCATCCCTGTGCTACAATAGGTTCATATCCAATAGAAACCTATGGCGGCTCCTGCACACATAGCGAGAGAGAACGGCAAGAAGGGCGGACGACCGAAAGGCAGTACCACCGTCCCCCAATTCCGCAATTACGTAAGCGATGCCGAGCGCAAGAAGTTCGTCGAGTTCATCCTGGACTCCTACATGGGCGACATGCGCCTTGCCGTGTGGCTTGGCGACCAGCTTTTCGGGAAAGCGCCGCAGCCGCTCACTGGCGGTGACGGTTTAGGCCCTATCGCCATTGAAATATCCGAAGCCGTCGCGAAGAAGAACGGCCTCAAATCGAATGTGTGATCCTCACTCCCGCACAGAACGCAATAGCATTTGACCTCCATCGCTTTCGTGTTCTGAATTGCGGCCGCCGCTTCGGCAAAACCTCACTCGCCATCGAAGAGATAAAGGGCAAGGCGCTCGGCAAGCCTTCCCGCATTGCCTACACCGCACCGACCTATCAGCAAGCCCGTGACATCGCCTGGGAGCCGCTGAAGAAGGAGCTGCGGGCGGTATCAACGTCGGTCAACGAAGCGCGCCTCGAGATACGCACCCGTGCGATGGGAGGCGGCGAGAGCTTCATCATCCTTCGCGGATGGGAAGCAATTGAAACACTCAGAGGCCAGTCGCTCGACTTCATCGTACCCGACGAGGTGGCGCTCTACCGCAATTTCTGGGTCAACTGGAACGAGATCATCCGCCCGACGCTCACAGACCGACGCGGCGAAGCGTTGTTTATGTCAACGCCCAAGGGCTTCAATCACTTCTACGACCTGTTCAACCAGCAAGAGACCAATGATGATTTTAAGAGCTTCCACTTCACTACGTATGACAATCCGCACATCCCCGTTGATGAGATCGACGCGGCCAAGCGACAACTCCCCGAGGATGCGTTTGCACAAGAATATCTGGCTGACTTCCGCAAGCAACAGGGGCTTGTTTACCGGGAATTCGACCGCTCACGGCATGTCTACTCGGAGATCCCTGAGGGGACAGGCTTCAAAGAAACGATCGCCGGCGTGGACTTCGGATTTATCCATCCAGCCGCGGCGCTCACGATCAAAGTTGACCGTTCTGATGACCTATGGATTCCGCAGGAGTTCTATGAGCGTGGCCGCACCGACATCGAGATAGCCGAGTACGTTGCAGCTCTTCCCGGTCTTAGCCGCGTCTTCCCCGACCCTGAAAGCCCCTCAGCCATCGAGGAAATGAGACGCCGCAACATCAATGTGCGGCCTGTCGTAAAGGGGAAGGACAGCGAGAAGCACGGCATCGACAAGGTGCGCGAACTTCTGAAGGCGAACAAGCTGCACATCCACCATTCGTGCAAGAATCTCATCAACGAATTTGAGACGCACGCTTACAAAGACGGAAAAGACGAGCCGGAGGAAGAGGGAGAGGACGCTTTAGACGCTCTGCGATACGCCGTCATGATGATTCAGCCCGAGATGCGCGCACCGGAGCCTGTATTTGTCGAACCGGAGCCGTTGTACACAGACATCGGCATCTGACTTGCGCATCGCGTGATACAATTCACGCATTACTCGTTAGCAATTTACATATGAAGGTAACAATCACACAAGAAGACGGTTCGACGCAGGACTTCTTCCCGCAGTCGTACACAGATGCAGCAGTAACAGCCGCAGTTGCCGCCGTTCCCGCGCCGGTAGTTGCACCTGAGGACACGGAAGTAGACATCCTCCTTTCGGATGGTTCGACAAAGAAGTTCGTCCCTGCTGCTTAATTATGGCGGTAAAAAAAGAGGCAGTTGAGGAAGTCGTCGAGGGGACACAGCCCAAAGACGGCGTACCCACTCCAAAGCCGCAATCGCAAAAGACCGATGCGGCTCCAGGCACCATCATCAAAGAATATCTACAAAACGGCCTGCGCTACAAGCGCGTGGTCACAGAGGACGGAGGGACAGTTGACATGCGGGTATAGAGCGGGGGCTCTAAATGGCGATCTCAAAAGACAAGCGGGACAAGATAGTCTCTCAAGCACTTGAGGAGCTGATTTTCGCGCGTCGCTACAAGCAGGGTAAGGTCAAGAACTGGCAGAAGAACGAAGACCTCTACTACGGTAAGAAAGATGCGCCGCTTGAAAGCCGCGCCAACGTTGACCTCGGCAGGATGCAGGAGTTCGTTCATTCACTCCTCTCCAAAATAGACAACCCGCTCGTCTTCAAGTTCGTGAAACGCAAGGAGAGCCAGCTCAAGCGCGTCAAACGCCTTAATGCACTGCGCCAAGTCGACCAACAGTCGGGCGACTGGGACATCAAGGACATCGCGGGGAAGAAGCAGGCTGTCATCTACGGCCGCACCATCTACGCCTACTACGCCGACAGCTACGACGGCTACTGCTCGCACCTCGACAACGTCGATGTGTACGATTTCCTCGTCGACCCGGCAGGTGGTGGTCTCGACCTTGAGCGCGCCCGCTACATGGGCCGCTACGGCGTCGTGAAGGACAAGAAGCAGCTCAAGGACGGATTGAAGGAAGGACTCTACATCCGCAGTGAGGTATCAAACCTCCTCGACGGTGACGGCAACGCCATTGAGCTGAATCAGGAGGAAACCAACAAGCGCAACCGCGCTCTCGACACCAACATCACCCGCACGGAAAAAGAGAGCGGCATCACCACCGACAAGTACAAATTCTGGGAATGGTACACAACGTACGAAGGCGAGCGGTATTACCTCTTGCTTACTGAACGAGCCGGAACCGCAATCCGCGTTGAGCACTTGGAAGATATGTTCACTCCGACCAAAGATTTCCCGCTCGGTGCATGGCCGTTCTGGACCTGGGCCGCGTTCGTGGACCTCACGGAGTTCTGGACGCCCTCATATTGCGACTACGTCCGCGAGATATTCATGGCGCAGGCCGTATCGGTCAACCAGATGCTCGACAACGCCGAGCAGATCAATAAGCCGCAGAAGGTCGTCAACGTGAACGCAGTCGAGAACCTTGCTGAGCTGAAATACCGCAGGGATGGCTACATAAAGGTCAAGGGCGACATCGACGTGAACAAGGCCGTACAGGTCCTCACCCCGCCCTCGATAAAGACGCCTATCGACGTTTTTGAGCTGTTGGAGGGCATTCAGGAGAAGACCACGGGCGTTAATGCCGGTACCGAGGGTGCCGCAAAGACGGACGCCAAGGTGGGCATCTACGAGGGCAATCAGGCCAACGCAGCCGACCGCTTCGGCCTTCTGAACAAATCCTACTCATTCGGCTACAAGCGCTTCGCCAAGCTCTATGAGATCGGCGTACGGGACAACCTCACCAAGAAGGTTGCTATCGACATGATCGGTCCCGATGGCATTGAGACTGAGGAAATTACCCGTCGCGACATCTTCCACAAGGACGACCAGTTCGGCGTCAACGTCGAGGCATCCGACGCCGAGGAGCAGGCGTCTCGTATTGACGTACAAAACAAAATAGGCTTCTTGGACCGTGCGGCCGCCAATCCAGTATTTGCAGCGATACAGAACCCGAAGAAGGCATACGAATCGGGAGCTAAGATTGCCGGCTTCACTGAGGACGACATCAAGCAGCTCCTCGACACATCCGAGTACGGCAACGCTGAAATCATCAGCGAAGCCGAGCTAGACATCGAAGGCTTGCTAGAGGGTAAGCAGGTCAAGGCCAACAAAGCGGCCAACCTCGCCTACAAACAGCGCTTTGTTGACTACCTCATCGACCACGAGGACGACATGGATCACGACCAGTTCATGCGGCTCGCGACCTACCTCCAATCCCTTGAATCTATCATCATGACCAACACTGTGCGCGAGATGAATCAGAAGATAGCAGCGCAGCAGGCCAGTATGCCGCCCCAAGAAGGGGCACCTTCACCTCAACCACAACCGGGCGGCGGGGCGCCGGCTGCTGGCTTATCAGATCAACCCGCACCGATAGATAATGGAGTACCAATACCGGCTCTTGGAGCCTAACAGGGACGATTACAAGCAGGCGGTCATAGAGAAGGCCGGCATCACCGCCACCTTCACCATCGCGGAAGTCGAAGCGATGCAGGAGCGAAACCTCAAAGCTATGCGCGAGACCGAAGGCAATTTGAAGATCCGGCGCGCTGAAATGGTCAACATCGAGCACTTCCATCCTGAAGTGAAAGACATGAGCGGAGAAACCCTCACGGCCGCCTATCTCTACAAGGAGGCTAAGGACTTCGAGGTGAAAGCAGTGCCCGCGATCGCATCCCTTCAAGCCGCCATCGAAGAGAACGACACGATGGTCGAGAAAGTCATGCAGACCCTCGGCTTTGAGAAAGCAGTAGACCCGATTATTAGCTCACCAGACTCCAATGAGCAAACGCCTCAACAGGATCAGCAAGGATAACCCCGACCTCGCAGTACGCGAGGACGTGAAAGGAGTAGCCCAGGACATCGACATCTACGCCGCCCTCAAAGGCTTCGCTTCGTCGGAGGCGGGCGCTATCCTGATAGATGCCCTCACGAAAGAGATCGCAGGCGCGGTCAACGACTTCGCTTCCGGGTACAGAACCCTCCCTGAGATAGAATTGCGTGGCCTGGGCGCGAAGATCGATGCACGTCTTGAGTTCCTTCGTTCTCTCAATCGCGCTGGGACCAATCTCGACCTTGCCGAAGCGTACCTTCACGAGCTGACATCCTGATTGCAGGGTGTCTTCCCCCCGCCAGCATCCCCGTTCGCTGGTGCGGGGGAGATACCCTGGTAATCCACAGTCGAGGCTGAAGCTTCATTGCGGCATCATGGTATGATTACCCCACAACGGGGAAGGTCGGAGGACCTACTAAACTTTTTCCAGCCTCGTTAGCTGGCCCGAAAGGGAAATAATGGACGCGGTGTGCGACACCGACAACAACGTGAATCATATGGATAAACCCATAGAGGCTCCCGAGGCAGAGCCGGAGAAGGTCATCGAGACCCAACCCGAGCCAGTCAAGGAAGTGAAAGAGGAGAAGGAGACTATCGGAAAAGTTCTTGAGACCGATGATAAGCCCGACCCGAAGCTCGTGCCCGAAGCGGCGTTTCTCAAAGAGAAAACCGCCCGGAAACAGGCTGAGAGGGATTTGAAGGCGCTTCAGAAGTCAATAGAAGACGGTGCCACGCCAGACGAAGTGTCGCAAGACATCGACGCCTTGGCGGACGAGGGCAACGTCGACAAGAAGTTTCTCAATAAGCTCGTCTCGGCAATCGAAAAGACTGTCGAGCGCAAAGCGGAAGAGAAACTCGCTGCCAAGATGAGACCGATAGAGGCTCGCGAACGTGCGGAGCGGATTGAAAAAGTCTTCGGCTCACATTTCGACAAGGCAATGGCAGAGATGCCGGAGTTCGTCGAGGTCGTGAACCGGGACGTCATCAAGACCCTCTCGCTCGACCCCGCGAACCAGGACAAGACCTTCTCACAACTCATCGAAGAAACGTACGGGAGCGCCATCCGTGGCAAGCGCACTCTAGAAACGACGACGCCACGGGGAGGCAAGACGACCGACAAGGTTGACGTTGCCAAAGCAGCCCAGGACTCCGCCTATCTAAAAGAGATCATGGCCGACCCCGAGCTGAAGAAGGAATACAACGAAGGCCTCACTGATCGCCTCTCCGCACATCTCTAGCAACGAACGGGGGTTACATTTAACGACCCCATATGAGCCTCACAAATTACAAAACCGCGTTTGATAACGCGTACGAGGAAGTCTTCCAGAAGGTCCTCGTGGCGAAAAAGATCGCCAACACCCGTTTCCAGTCCGACCTCAAATTCGGCGGGACCGTCACGCGCTTCGCGTATGATATTTCCGCTGTGCGCGTCCGCACCGTCACTCGCGGCGCTGCGTCAACCATCGACGCCATCACCGACAGCAATGAAACGCTAACGGTCAACATCGAAAAAGAAGCCGTCTTCCACATCTCGGACGGTGAAGTCACACAGGCCGGCCCGCTCAATCCGGGCGAAGTCATCGGCGGCCAAGTAGCTATCAAAGTGGCACTTGACCTCGACGGCCGTGTCTTCTCCGAAGTCACCAACGCCTACCAGACGTTCAACGACGGCGACCTCGCGACACTCGCGTCGAACACAACGCCGATCACACTCTCCAGCACGACCGTGCCGCAGATGGTAACGCGCATGCCGGCGAAGCTCCGCCGCGGAGCCAACCAGCAGATCCAGACCAACATGGCGCTGGTAGTCGATTCCTACGCCGCATCCGACGTGGCGCAGTACCTCTTGGGTAAGCAGTTCGACATCGTAAAAGCGGTGTTCCAGAACGGCTACACAGGAGACATCAGCAACGCTCAGGTCTACGTATCTGAGAAGCTGAAGAGCACCGCGAAGCTCCTCTCTACAGCCGACTACGGCGATGGCGAGACCTTTACCATCAATGGCGTTGTCTTCACACTCAAGACGACCATTGGCACGACCCCAGGCGCTATTACGCGCGGCGTCTCCGAAGCTGCCACGATGGCGAACATCGTCACGCTCATCAACGCTCCCGGAACGACCACCGCGACGGGTGTAGCGCTCTCAGCGGCCGATCAGTACAAGATCACAGATGATGCAGGCCTTACGGCATCGACCGACGCGTCACACACGGTCACCTTCACGGGTGTCGGTTCGGGCCGTCTCGTCCTCTCGGAGACCGCAACGAACGCATCATGGTCGGTCAACTACATCCACGCCTACTTCGGTAAGAAGGGTGCGATCGATCTCGTCGTGCAAGACTTGTCGCCTGTCGATATGCGTCCGACCACAGATCGCCGTGGCACGAACGTCTTCAGCTCCTACCTCGCGGGTCTTAAGACCTTCGTTGACGGCAGCAAAAAATTCCTCGATGTCTGGATCGCTGCTTAATCGCATAAATTGAAACATTATGCGTTCAATCACAGCAACGACCATCCTCAGCTTCATCGACAATGCCGCTGGCCTTCTCGTTGAAGGTTCAATCGACAACATCGGCGCTGGCATTCCCACGACGGCTAGCACGTTTGCAGTTGGCGCAAAGATTGTAGACCTCTCGACCAGCATCGCTTACGTCAATACCGGAACGGTCGCCGTTCCTGTATGGAGCCGAGGCAGCTCTACAGCCACAATCGACCCGCAAGTCGTTCAACTGGCAACGGTCTCACTTGCAGCAGCCGACCTCATCGACACGGCCTCAGGCAAGCTCAGCCATGCGAACGGCTTGATAGTCGTACCCGCAGCGCCCACAGGATATGTAAATGTCCTGCACCGCGCTATCGTCTCGTTTACGTTCGGCGTTGCCGCGTATACGGGTGGCGGTAACACGACCTTCAACATCGGCGCAGGCGGTGCGGCTCTCACGGGTCTCATCGCCACGACGACCCTCTGGCAGAACGCTTCGAGCATCATTCAAGAGTTCGTCCCGCTCTCCACGGTCGCTTTCCCGATAACGAAGGAGACATCCATAAACCTCAAGACAGCCTCAGCCATCACCAATCCGGGAACGGCAACAGGAACCGCGAAGGTTTATGCTTGGTACTCTCAGGTAGCGATCTAGCTTCCTCCCTTTGCCCCCTCAAATGGGGGCAGGGATGGGGACACTAACCCCGCCATATGCTCGCATCAGCCGTCATTACATCATTCGAGACCTACGTTGACGATGCTACAGAGCTTTCGTCCGCCCAGGAGCTGGCTCTTCTGCAAAAGGTCTACAACAAAGTCTGGATGGACCGCCCATGGGAGTTCGCCAAAGCACAGGCGAGCGGCACGCTCTCGACATCCGTGCCGTATGTGACGCTTCCCGCCAGCTTCGCTTCTCTCACCGAGAATAACCAGACGACGGACAATACCATCTCAGGCGACAACAACGCCGTGCAGAAAGTGATATTCGTCGGCTCCTCCTACGCGCCGTATCAGGTCATCAACTGGAGCGACCGTAGGCAATATCTCAATCAGCGCGGCTACGCCTACGTAGACATCGTAAATGGACGCCTCTATTTCACCGCTCAGCCGACCACGGCGGACAGCTACGAATTCGACTACCTCACCATTGCCGACACCCTCACGACGAGCAGCACGCCCGCGTTCCCCGCGCGCTTCCACGACATGCTCTATCACGGCATGGCGGTTGACGATGACATCATCCAACGCTTCCCCAAGGCCGCCTCATATGCAGCGGAGAACAACGCAAAGTTCATCTCTTACCTCGCAGACATGCGGCTTTGGAACGCGAATCTTCAAGCAAACTGAATATGCCCGACCATGAGATAGATGCATTCACGAAGGGCGTGCACAATCTTCTCAACGACGAGCTGATACCGAATGACGCAGCATCAGATGCGAACAACTGGTACACCCAGGACGGCCGCATCAAGCTTATCCCCGGCCGATTGCGCATCGGGGCAGAAGGAGCTGTTGGGTCGGTCCAAGGAGAGGCCTTCGGTTACAAAGTGGACGGTACGAAGGTCCACTGGCGCAAGATCGGTACCAAGATCCAGTACCTCAATGGCTCGAGCGTTTGGACTGACGTTGTAACCGGGCTCACTGCAACGGCGGATTACACGTTTGCTAACTACTCCTCTCTCGCTGGAACGTTCACGTTCGCTTTTGGCGCAGATGGCATCTACAAAATGCACAACGCCTTCCCGCTTTCCTACATGGCGATGTACGACAGCACCAAGAACTTCAAGGGCTATGCATTCATCGACCGTGGGCGCACTATCCTTTGGAACAGGAACGAGGACAAAACCGGCTTGTACGGCTCGCGCATCGACCGTCAGGACGCGACAATCTACACGGCCGTCGCTAACGAGGTAATAGGCACAGGCAACGGCGTAACGCTTGCATTCAGCGGCACACTTGCCTTCAAGGGCGCGACCGTCCGAAATTGCTTCGGTGTCTCTATCGCAGTAACGGCCGGCGAGACATTCACCGACAACTACCTCGGTGTCCTCACCGGTTCCGCAGGCGGTACGGGCACCATCAATTACATGACGGGTGCGTGGACGCTCACCTTCACCGTCGCCCCGGCGAACTCAGCGAATAACATCAAGGCGACGTACCAGTGGGAGAACTCGAACGCGCTCGGCATCACCGATTTCAGCAAATCGGCTACTCGCCTCGCAGGAGAAGGCTTCGTATTCCCCCAGGACGAAGGCGGCGACGCAATACAGCGTGTGGTCATCGGACAGGACGGCAACTACTACTCGCTCAAATCGCAGTCCTCCTACCAGCTTGTCCTTGAGCCGACCGACCTGTCAGCAACGAACACCGTCTATCGCAGGAGCATGGGCGTACCGTCCCACATGGCCGCAATTTCGATGTCAAAGGGCATCGTCTTTATGAATACCGCAAATCCCGCCAAACCGGAGTTGACCATCCTCCAACGCAACCCTATTGGCGGAGATATCGAACCCCTCATCCTCTTTCCGCAGTTTAAGTTCGCGAACTACGTTTATGATGACTGCACGATAGACACCTACGAACGCTACATCGTCATTGCGTGCAAGACCGTCGCAGCCACGAGTAACGACACCATTCTCTTGTGCGACCTCACGGATGGCACGGTCGATATCACTTCATACAACGCAAGAACGCTCGCGAACGATGCCGGACTTCTCTATATCGGCTCCTCGATCACCCAAACGGTCTACCAGCTATTCAGCGGTTTCGACGACGACGGCCTTGCCATCAGCAACTTCTGGGCATCCAAAGCAGAGCTACTCATTCCGAAAACGCGTAATCTAAAAATCCTCTCGCTTTCACGCGGACTCAAAAAGGTTCGTAAGCTTCGTCTTAAAGGCCGCATCCAGCCCGCGCAGTACTATGAAGTCTACGTGTCATATGACGACGCCGGCTATCAGCTTGTCGGGACCGTTCGCGGTAACGGCGCATATGTTGACAACACGCAACCACAAGAAATCGGCGTCAGCATCATCGGCGGCCCGCAAGTCGGCGGCGACGTAACGAGCACCGTCTTTCCGTATTTTCTGGAACTGAAATTAAAGGCACCGAAATTCCGCAAGCGCAAAGTCAAGTTCATCGCCAAGGGAATCGGGTACATCGACATCGAGCAGATGGCCGACAGGAACATCACGGGCTTCGAGACCAAGTTGCCGAAGCGATTCCGCATCAAACAGAACTTGTCCCTCGACGGACAATCCACAGACCAGCCTGGCCCTTCATATTAATTAATCATGATATAATCCGCCCTACGGGGCATCCTACATGTCCACTCTTCTCGGGAAAATAATCGCCGATTTTACGACTTCTCTTGCTACCGGCATGGCAGTCGGTGCTACTTCGGTAACCCTCCAAAGCGCAACAGACGACGACAACATCACGCTTCCTGCCGGTCATTACTTCTTTGCTATCGACGGCGACAACGCTCAAAAAGAGCATATTTCATGCGACCTTTCGGGTACATCGCTCACCAACATAAAATCACTCTCACGCCAGGGCGTCGAGACTTCGGGTTGTGTGCGCACGCACCGTGTCGGCTCATCCATCACGCTTACCGACTTCGCGCACATCAAGTACATCAATGACCTCGTTTCAGGAGCGACGAACCTTAACGCATCGGTCCCTCTCGGTTATGACGGCACCGCCACAATTTCGACCGCGAACCAGCTCGCCACCAAAGCGTACGTCGATGGCGTAGCGATCGCGGGCGGCGCGGATGCGTCCACGACGGTCAAGGGCATCTCGAAGCTTTCCGTTGCGCCTGTGAGCCCAACCGCACCGATCGCGGTCGGCGATAATGACGCACGCCTGCCTACTGCTGCTCAGGTCGGTTACATCCCCACGTCCGCTCAGAAGGACGGGCTCGCAGCTACGACCACACCAGCTACAACAAATCTGTTCGTCACTCAAAAAGACTTTCAGAAGGGCGCGGAAAAATACGCGGCCGACGCCGGCAGCAACGATACTTACGCGATCACACTCTCACCCGCGCTCGCCTCCTATACTGCCGGCTCCGTCTTTTGCTTCAAGGCAAACACTGTGAACACCGGGCCGGCAACGCTCAACATAAATTCTGTCGGCGCACTCAACATCCTCCGGGTGGACGGGTCAGCGCTTGCGAACGGCGACATTGCCGCAGGCCAATTCGTCCAAGTCGTCATTGTGGACGGTTCGAATTGCCGGATGATCTCTCCCCTCGCCAATGCACCAAAGTTCGCAGCCGGTACTGACAGCTCATGGACGATGGCAACGGGCTCCGGCAACCTAGTACTCGCACACGGGCTTGGACGCACTCCGCGCTTTGTCCGCATCACTGCCTTCACGCCATCATCTTCATACACGGGTGGGGGACAGGCGGTATGCGTCGCCACATACGACGGCACGACACAGGCCGGAAGCATATCGTTCACGGCGTCCGGCGCATCGCCACACACCCAAAACGCCACTGTCACATGCGACGCAACGAACATCACGCTCGCTTTCACACGCGGCGGTACCAACGGTACCGACCAAATAACCATCCTCTGGGAAGCTATCGCGTAATATATGGCTGACATCTACAACATCGGGGCAGATCAGGTCTACGACAACAACGGCCAGACGTTTAATGCAAAAACGGGCTTGGCCTACCAGCCCACTACTCCTGCAACACCGACCCCAACACCACAGCCAGGAACGCCATCACCGCTGACAATAAAAGACCTCTACGGCGGTCTCACACCGGACGACACAGCTATTAACGACGCGGTCGGAATATACCGCAACTCCTCGCAAGCGCCTGTCGATGAACAGACCATCCGCGATAACGTCACCAAGCAATTACAGGCCGAGATAGACGCGACGAACTCTGTATACGCTGAAAAGCTCAGACAAGCTCAAATCGCTGGACAGGGACGCCTCGGCGAGAATGCTGCCATCTCCGCACGCCGCGGCCTCTTGGGATCTGACTTCGGAGCAGCTGCAAACGACAAAGTGAACACCGACAATCAGGGTATCTACTCCGGCATTGATGCTGAAAAGGCAGCAGCCATCGCAAGTATTACGGACAAGGGAAACGCTCTCGCACAGCAAGAGATCGCCGCGAAGAACGCGGTCAAGCAGCAAAGCGCCAGCGACTATATAACGTTTCTCAGTAAACAAGACGACCGCCGCACAGCTCGTACCACGTCGGCGGCACAGCATGCGCTTGCAGCAGGTATCGACCTCTCGACCGCATCGCCGGACGACATCAAAGCCATAGCGGACAGCTATCAGATTTCGCCGGACGCGCTTGTCTCTTCATATGTCGCCGCGAAGAATAGCGCCGCCGCTACTCAGAAGGCGAATCTCACGAACATTCCTCTCACCGACAACAGCTACCGGGTCGGAGCAGACGGTACGCTCACGCAGGTTCAGCAAGGAACCGCAACACCTGACTCGGCGCTCAAAGAATATCAGTACGCCGTACAGAATGATGGCTACACCGGCTCCCTCGCCGACTGGAACGCACAAAAGGCAAATCAGAAAGTATCCGATACGGTCACACATGACCCTCTCACAGGAGCCTTACAGATCGTTCAACGCGCCGGCCCGCAAGTCGCGGGTACAGCCTCTCCAGCGAAAACCCCTGCGCCTGCAAGTACGGGGCTTCCCTCGGGGACAGGCACTACAGCTCCGACGAAAACAGTCACACCTGCGATCCCGCCCACAGGCACGGTTTCAAACCCCTACGACAAGCTCAGTACGTCCGACCTTGCGTACGCGCAGACCGGCCAGCCATCTCTATCTAAATTCAAATACCCTGGACAGCTCGACCAAGCAGGCGCGCGTATCAGGGCGCTCATCCCCGGATGGACTCCGGCGAACGCCGCTGCTCAATATGCGTTCTTCAAGAGCCCGACCACACAGACGTTCATCGCGAACTCGAACACTGTCCTCAACACGCTCGACCAGATTAAGGAGCTTTCTAAGAAAGTACCGCGTGGCAGCATCACAATTCTCAACGGCGGGCAGATCGCCCTCGCAGCCGGCACGAGCGACCCGAACGCCGCCAAACTTGTACAGCTCGCGACCATTGCCGGCGATGAGGCAGGTAAGCTTCTCGGCGGCAGCGCAGGATCCGACTTCACGACCGCGCTCGGCCTTACTCTCGTAAACATCAAATACGACGACGCGACCCTTGGCGCCACCGTCGACCAACTCGCCGGACGCGTGCGCAACAAGGTCTCGGAATACTACACGCAAGGCGGACAGACGAATCCGAACGGCGCCACAAGCATGGGCACCGGCTCACCGAAGGGCAGCTCGAGCGACGCTGACTTCGTAGAACGCTCTCTCTCAGAACAGGGTGCTGATTACAACCATGTCGTTTCAAGTGCTCCCGCTGGCCAAATCCCCGTCCTACTCAACGAGACAGGACAGATCGGCTATGTCTCCCCGAGCGAGTTCAGTGCCCTGACGTACACCAAACTGTAATATGGCCTTCACGCCTTACATACCTCCCGCTCTTCCACAAAACGCACCGGGAACGCCGGCCGGGTTTACGCCGTACGTGCCACCCGCCAACAACACCGACAAATTCGCCAACGATCCATACGCGCACCCCCTCCGATATGCAGCGAACGCCATCGGTTCTGCGGCAGGCGGGGCCGTAGACCAGTTCAAAGAAGGTCTCGCGCAAGCCTCTAAACCCGGTGACGCCGCAGGCAACTTACCATTTGGCGCGCTGAAAATGGCCGCTGCGCCTATCAACTTTCTAGGTTCGATCGCCGCCCCTGTTCTCAAACCTGTCGGAACCGCCATCACCGCCATAGGCGACAGGATAGGAGACGTCCCCGCCGTCCAAAACTTTGCTCTCAGCAAGCCGGGTGAATATGCGGCAAAAGCTGCCGAAGGCATCGGCAATGCCGCAACAATCGCAGGAGCACTCGCGGGCGCTACATCCAAGCCAGCCGTTTCCGCAGCACGGACCGGACTCGATACGGCAGGCACTCTAGCTGACAAGCTCCCCCCTCCAGGCGGCCTGAAATCAAAAGCAACCCTCCAGACCGAGGCAATTGCCAACATCAACAAGGGCCTTGGCAACGTTGGAAAGAAAAGTGCAACGGGAATCCTGACAAACGACACCAAACGGCTGTCCGGTCTCGAAACGCTCTACACCATGACGAAAGACCAGCCGATATCGCGTTCGGATGGCACAACATTTACTTTCAATCCCACGAAGATCGCCGAACCGCACGACCTACTCTCTGCGTTCGTGCAAGCGAAAAACCAAATCTGGGACAAGGTGCAGGCCGGCCTTGAGCGCGGATCTTCCGTTAAGCCCGACTTCACGCCAGTCATTTCAGCTATCGAAAAGTACACCCGCCCCGGCAATACAGCCCAGGCGGCCGCGCACGCAGCAACACGGTTGAGCGAATTGGAAGCGCTGAAAAATCAAGGCGTAGAGGCAACACAGACATATCTCAAACAACTAAATTCCCGCCTTGGTGCGACGTTCTCTGGTGCGAGCGATGCCATCCCCAACCAGATAGACGCAGAGATCGCCCACGGCGTTAACAATGCCCTCGACAAAGGTCTCTCCACCGTCAAGGACGCCGCCATACGCCCTTACAAAGATATGTACGCATCACTCAAGGCGCTTGAACCCGACTTGGTCCGCATGGTCCAGAAGACCGTCCGCCAGACTGGAAAAGGCATTCCTCAATACATCAACGACTTCGGCAATATAAATATCCTTGAAGCTGTTTTTGCCCACAACCCCGCGCTTTACCTCGCAAAGGGCGGCGCGATGAAGGTACTGTCAAAAGTACTGGGCGCACAACGCGACCCGCTCGACCACCTTTCAAAAGCCTTCCAAGCAGTCGAAGGTTATCTCGGTCAAACCAAGCCTCCCACAGAGCCGCCGACACTTGCATTGCCGCCCGGCAATCGCGCGCCCTCCCAAGTATCATCCGGCGCACCGATAAATCTTCCCGCAGCAGGAAGCTCAAATCTTCGCACCACTATCGGCTCGCCCAAATTACCGACGGGTAACAAGTAGGAGCGCTCCCAGCACGAACACAATAAATAAAATCATCCCGCAACCCTACCATGACTCCCGAAAACACGCCACAAGTCCCGCAACCACAGCCAGAGCTTGAGGCGTTGCTCGTACAGAATGAGCAACACAACGCGAACCTCGAAAAGGGCATCGAAGCACTCATCCACCAGGGGGAGAAGAACAACCCCGAGCCCATCCTTGAAGCGATAGCACTCGGCCAGAAGGAAATTGTAGACGCCATCAAATCAGGAGCAGCCGAAGCCACAGAGCGCGTACAGACCGTTGCAGACACCGTCACCGTCAAAGGATTAAAGGGCGACAAGGGCGATCAAGGAGAAAAAGGCGATACAGGCGAGGTTGGTCCCGTAGGGCCACAAGCAGAAGGAGTTGTCGGGCCGCAAGGAGAGCAGGGCGTCCCCGGTCCCAAAGGAGAAAAAGGCGACAAGGGCGATCCAGGAAAAGACGGCTCACCCGACACGCCGGAACAGATCGTAGCGAAGGTGAGAGGCAGAATTTCTTACGACGAACTCAGTGATCGTCCCAATATCGACAGTTTCCGTAAATGGGGCGGCGCTCAACAGCTCGCAATTCAGCGCTCCAACACGCTGGTAGCTTCAGACGTAAAAATTCTCGACTTCCTTGGCGCGGGCGTCTCCGTCTCGGATTTAGGGGGAGGTGTTATCGCCGTCACCATTCCCGGTGCCAGCTTAGGGACCATCTACACCGAGACGCCGACAGGCGCAGTCGATGGCGTGAACACTGTCTACACAACAACGCATACCATCACCACCATCCTCAGTTTTGCTATCAACGGTCAATTCATTCATCCGTCCGATTACTCAGTTGCGGGTAGTACAATTACATTTGGAACAGCACTCCCGCCCGAATTATCAGGTTTACCCTTCACAATTATTTATGCGTAAATTCGCACTTCTCCTCGCCGCGTTGTTCGTAACAATATTCAGTCTTATCCAATTTGCTTCAGCGCTCGCTGTCTCGACCGTCCCGCAAGGAGGCACCGGGTGGGGAGCACTGAAGGCAGGCACGATACTTCTCGGAAATGGAACGACCCGACTCGGCACAACGACCGCCGCCACGCAAGGCTATCAGCTCGTTTATTTAGGCACAGCACCCACCTGGGTAGCGACGACTACCTACAGCTCTCCGCTCTCGTGGAGCAATGGAGCCGTGTCGCTTTCAACATCTGGAACGTGGAGCGGCAATGCCGGAACGGCCACTGCGCTTGCAGCGAACGGCACAAATTGCTCAGCGGGTAACTATCCGCTCGGCGTGGATGCGACCGGCAATGCAGAATCGTGCACAGCGGCAAGCACCGGTACTCTCACAGCAGTTACAGGAACATGGCCCATCCTCTCATCCGGCGGCACGACACCAATCATCTCCTGGGCCGGTATCGCGACTTCGTCTGGACTGACTGCTGGACGTGTCCATTACTCAACCGGCGTAAATACGTTCGCAGACATTGCCACCTCTTCCGAAATATGCACCGCGCCGCTTATGTGCGCTGCTCATACCGTCCTTTCGGGAGGCGGAGCGATATCATGGCTGGGTCTTGCAACCACGTCACAACCGTCTTCCAGCAACGTTCTCGTTTCTAATGGCACGTCGGGCGTCTACGGCGTCGCCACCTCCTCCCATGGCGTCACGGCACCTATCACATTCTCAGGAACGCTCGGAGCGCAACTGGGCGGTGCGAACGGCTCGTTCGGATGCCCTACCTGCAATACTTCCAATGCGACCGTCTCGTCCGTTGGCCTTTCGGATGCGAACTCGACACTAACGATCGGCGGGACGCCAATAACTACCTCTGGCACGCTCACCGCGACCCTCAACCTCGCACACGCGAACGCATGGACAGGACAGCAGACCTTCAACACGTCCGCTCCGATATTTGGAACTCTCACCGGTCTCCTCCAAGGCAATGGCGCTTCTGCCGTCTCAGCCGTCACCGGCGTGGCCGGCCAGTTCCCGTACTACAACGGCACCAACACCTTGCTTGCGACCTCGACACTTTTCATCTCGACCGCAAGCAACATCGGTATCGGCACCACGAGTCCTGCGACAACGTTCTCTGTCGCCGGCAACGGCTACTTTACGGGCGGTATTGGCCTCGGCGCGGTCAACACGACGGCCAACAGTATAACTGTTACAAACCCCGCGAATACCATCTTGGCAGCCACGCTGACGCCGACTAATATTTCGGTCTTCGGTGTTGATAGCGGCATCTCCTTTAACAACGGTTCATCCATCAACCGCAGCGCCGCTGACGGGGGGCTTGTCATAACCGGCGGCCAGGCAAACATCACCGTCACGCCTGCGGCCAACACCATATTTTCTTCCGGCAACGTCGGCATCGGCACGACGACGCCACTCGCGATGTTGCAGGTGACGAACCTCAGTGCCAATGCGACGACCTCACTCCAATTCGGCAAGCCCGGCCAGAATAAAGGCACCTGCCTCACCTACTACGACACGGCCGGCACACCCGTGTACGGGTTCATAGCTGCGGGCGCGACTACCTTCACCTACACCACGTCTAAGCCCTCAGGCTGCCAGAATTGACATATGCCTGACCCGACACTCGTAACCAGTTTAGGCGTTCCGGGACTCGCTCTCTGGATTTTGTGGATGGCCTACAAGCTATTTGCCGCCTACATGGAAAAGAAAGACATCGCCCACGCGAACGAGCGTACTGAGCAAAACGCCTCACATCGCAAAGAGCGGGAAGAGTTGATGCGTCGCCTCGACACACGAGATGAGGCCTTCGAGAAGCTTCAATCCGACATCCGCAACACGTTCGCCACCAACCTCACTGAGAACGGCAATATAATCCGGCAGGCAATTATCCACTTGCACAAACAACGTACGCGCAAGGGTGGTACAATGAAACGTGTATGAAGCGACTCGACTTCCTCCATTCTCTTAAATCCCCGCTGCCCAACGCAATCCTCGAGAAGTATCCCCGGGGACATATCATGCAGTTTTGGGGTGCCGACCCTGGCCTCTATTCAGCCTCCTACGGCCAGCATGATGATTATCACCTGTACCTCGGGGGCCACGCCGGCATCGACATCTTCACATTCTATGACGACGAGGTACGCGCCGCCCATGACGGCACGGTGCTCCCCATCTTTACCGACCCGAAGCTGCCCGGTGGCATTGGCGTATGGATACAGAGCCCCAACCTCGACGAAGAGACGCCCGGCAACTCACAGATATGGACCGCTTATTGCCACCTCAAAGACTTCGTCGTTAAAGAAGGACAGGCCGTAAAGCAGGGCGACCTACTCGGCCACCTCGGCAACACTGGGTTCGTGGTCTCCGGCAACATCGCTTATTGGGGGAACGCACCGTCAGAGAAGGGCGCTCACCTCCACTTCGGCCTCTACGAATACGTCTGGAAGAATGGTGCGCTGGTCTCGCGCTTTACCAACCCGATGATGAACTCCGAAGACCCACTGCCGTACCTGACAGGCAATCTCAGCGGGCTTCAAATCGTGTTGCGCAACATGGCCGCCCTACTTGCCAAATGGACTGGCCGCTCAGCTCCCCCGTCTCCGTCCCTTTAATACTTTCGACCGGAGATCGGGGAGGTGGGCAGACGCTCGCCTTATCAATTAGCAAATTCTCGTTATGCAGTACCTAAAGAGCGGTTGGAATTGGCTCGTATTCTCGTCAGCCGACCCCGAGCGCATTTCATTATTCGTTAAGTCCGTCCTAATGGGCGTCGTGACCTACGCGACAATCCTCGCCGGCCTCGCACACATCACCCTGCCATCCGACATCATCACACAGCTCATCGATAGCTTAGTTTCAATCGTGCAAAATGTGCTGATGTTAGTAGCCGCCCTCACGGGAGCAGTTGGGCTCATTCGCAAGATCGGCACAACGATATACGGCACCAACAAGGTCATCCAGTAAGAGCATTCAGGCGCTAGCATCCTCACAATCGCAATAAAACGCCTCAGGAGCCTCGTTGAGGCAGCTCTACCGCCGCATCAAGCCACCGATAAATGCCCCTAGCGCCTCCCCGGCTGCCTCAGCGTTACGATCTTCATCAGATTGCTGAGAGTAATATTGTTGAGGCGGCTGTTGATATTGCGGTTGATACTGCTGAGCAAGGCAGTTCGCGTTGTACGCATTTGCGATGACTTGTGCTTGGTCCGGCGAATATGTTCCAGGTGGTGCCGTCGTTAACGCATATAGCATCTGCTCACAGGTCGGTGCCTGCGCTCGTGCAGAACCACCCGTTAAAATCCAAACAATCGACGCGCCTAAGACTACGAAAGTGCGAAACATCACCCCTCCTTCCTAATGCCGCCGTACGGGCGCCCGCGGTTGGGGCGCGTTGAATCCCGTTACCGGCGCTCGCATCACTTGCGGCTGGTATTCAACCTGCGGCTGCATGTGCTGTACGTTAGGCTGCATTTGCACCTGATTTTGTTGCAGGTGTTGCAGCTGCTGCGGACTGATGGTCTGGATATGAGCGTTCGAAGACTGACCGCCTCCGGTATCTACCGTATGATTTTGCCGGAAAGGATCTTGATAGGATTGGGAAGGGGCGGGAGCCATCGTGGGCGCGGGCGCCATCGTTGTGTGTGGATAGAGCGGCACCGCTGCCGGCATTGGCGCATTCGACATATACGCGCCACCCATTGAAGCCGCTCCATTAAGCACATTGCTATAGAAATCCTGCCCGAGAACCGTTGTCGGCATCGCTCCAATCATCAAGCCAACAATTTGCGCCGCCCGTATCGCAAGCATGGCTGCCCCCTAATTACACTCTAGGCTGTCATTGTACTCACTTTCCCGTACTAGGCACAATACGAGAACCGAACCTGCAACCTATTTGTTTCACATCGCGGACCCGACATTTGCCGTCCTTCTGGGGCTCACCCACCGCTACCAAAGGGAGACATTTAAATCAGTAGAGCGTGCAGCGCCCAGATAAACAGACCACAGACCAGTCCTAAAAAGAAACACGCGATGTTCTGGCGTTCACGTTCGGTATTGAAATCCACCCACTTATCTTAACCCTTCTCACGGCACCCCAATCTCGTTTGCGTTGATCCCCTTTATTTTTTTCACCTTCACCACCACATCTTCCATCCGACAGCTGACCTCACAATCAATTGCGGGGCCATCAAATTGGAGAACTACACCGAATTCCTCACCCTTATTAAAGAATGGCAGCATCACGCGGCCACCAGTCGGCCCCAGGATCAAACCAAGATCGATCGCACTTCTAATTGATTCATCGTTGCCTAATGGACCAATGGCAAAGTAGCCGCGATGCACCCCTGTAGTTACATCAAATTGGAAATTCTGAATTGCTGTATTGCCGACGTTTTTTACATTGATCCTGCATCGGTTAAAACTCGACACCGGCGATCCACTTATATTTATTGTTATCGAATCGTCTTCAGCGCGCAGAGCTTGGAGCAAATCCTCTGTTTCCTCTATTGTGAAAAGCACCCGCTTTCTTTTCACCACATATATGAAGGTGACCGCCGCACCAATGCATGCGCCAATAACCGCTCCCAGCCCGCCAAGAATCGGTGCAATCGGGCCAATAAGATCTCCAACCACCATTTCCCTCTCTCCCCAAACGATACTCTATCCCTGAATAGCAGTGGTGAGAACCAGTTTCACCCGTTGCCTTAAAAGAAAACAGAACGAAAGCAACAAGTCCAAGAAGAAGCAAAGGAAGAGAAAAGAAAAAGCCCCCGTGGGAAAAACCAAATCTAAATGCGCCGACCAAGCTTTTGTGCTTCCCCGTGGGAAGACTTGTGGTCTGCGGATTTGAGACTGGCTGGGAGCGAAGCGGCATTTGCTTCTAATTCTTCACCGAATATGCTTTGAGCGTTTTCCACAACCGGCACCATGCGAAGAACCCGATGGGACTTCTTAGCTTCGCCGTGCGGACACGAGTTTTTCCTTCAAGCCGATACACACGAATCTCGTACATTGTTTAACGTGATTATCCGCTCCGCTCCAAACCAACCTCAATAACGACGCAACCCCCGCTCTTACGAGCGAGGGCTTTTGTCGATGCCTCCTATTACGGAGCGGGAAGAGCGGAGATTCCGCTGCTCTCGCACAGTGACAGTTCCGAAATAAACAGGCATACACAGAGTGTATCACCTAAATTTCGTATGAAGGCAGCCCAGCTGTGGATAGCTGAACGTGGTACTGCTTATGGTGCCTTGCGCACAGCCAAACCACGCTGACCGGTTTGGAATAATCGTGATGGTGCGCCTGGACTTTTTTATCACCACAAACCTCGCAAGGCTTTTTGACCACGAAGCCCAGTTCGACCGCCACGCTTAGCTTCCGCCGCGCATTTTCCTTTATCAGCTCTTCCGGGTGTTCCGCCCGATACCGCCGCGCATATGCCCGATGGTACTCCCTGTACTTTTCCGTCTGTCTCAGCTTTGCCCTGCTCGCCCGAACTCTCTCTGGATGACGATCTTGATAGTTCCGCCGACAGAGCTGGCCGACCTCTCATCCCCTCCCAGTTTTCCTATAAATGCGCATCCGCGCAGCCCAACACGGCTTACATCTTCCCTTCCAACTAGCCGAAAATTCGCTCTCTAAACAATTGCCCTCGCAGTTCAGGCATTTCTTCATACGTCCTTACATTGTACAACACGCATGAAAAACGCCAAAATATAGAGAGGGGATAAACATGCTCCGAGGCGATCCTAAACGTACCGAGCCGCTCAAAATCGAGTTCATTATTGACCGATGGGCAGACGGCATAAAACTTATCGGCGCCGGCAATAGTGCGGGATTATTTGCTGCAGGTGTCGCCCTGTACTACTTCGCCTCACGCCCATTCCCAGTCATACGTTTCTTAAAAACCGCCGCTGGAACCTATTCCCTTGGTCTGGTGGCCTTCGTCATCGCATACACCTACCTTCACGCTTACATGCACACCGTAGATTTCTACCTCGCCGGCGACCGAGAGGAGCGCTGGCTGAAGGACATTAACCGAACCTACCTCATCACTGGCATCTGGGCAGCAATTTCCCTAGGCATTTGGCTCCTCGGCACCATCCTTATCATGACTGCCGTCTTTTTCCTCTAGAACAACCTACCTACACCCCTTCCCACAGTCCTACTCACTGTACCTACAACTGTGTCCACCCTGACAATGCCTGCAATTCCTACATTTCCGCCACTGTGCCGTCGGGCTATCCAGCCACGACCTGATTACGTTTGACTCTATGGTCTTATTCCCGTGCATCCGCACGCCGCCTACCGGCTGGACTGCCCCATAGCCATCGCCCCTCTTCGCTAACGCTCGGGGGCGAGGCCGCAAACCTAATCAGGTCGTGGCTAGCGCCAACGACGGCACCGTGGCGGACAGTGCACCTGACAGCCCCGCCAAGCGTTACTGTTTCACTGAAACCTACCGATGCACGAATGTCACAGTGGGAGCCGAGACACGTTGGTGCCTGAAGCTCACGCCTCACGAACACCTTGCGGGCTATCGAACAGCCCAAGGGCCGTCACGATAGTCCGCGGCGTCCCGTGAGGCGTGTCCCTTAGCCGCGTCCTTTTACCACCCCACGATTCCGCAGCGAGCGGAACTGGACAGCGGGACGGGGCATGAGAGAATTGAAATATTATTAGCTTGGGCGTTTGAGTGTACAGCCGTTCTCCCAAGCGCGGCTGTACGTTCAAGCGTAAACAATATGGAGCGTTACTGGCTCACGCCACCCGATGTTTATCAGCAGCTCGATAAGGAATTCCAATTCGACTTCGACCCGTGCCCGTTCCCGAAGCCTGAAGGCTTCGATAGCCTTCAGATGGACTGGGGTAAATCGAGTTATGTGAATCCACCATTCCGCAAGCACGACGGCGGAGGTTTCGGCCCCACGGCCTGGGTGCACAAAGCCATCGAACAGAATAGGAAGGGCAGGCAAGTCGTCCTACTCATCCCCGTGCAGAGCTACGTCAACCTGCTCGTTGAAGCTGGCGCCGAAATTCGATCAGCAGGACGAGTACGCTGGCTCGAATGCGACACGAAGGACCCGTCTAGAAGCCCATCCCCCATAGCCTGTTTCATCTTACGGTCACCCGCTGAACCTCAACCGGGATGTATATGTACTGGATGCGGTAATGAGCACCAGCCAGCCAAGTAGCGTATGCCCCCCTGCAAGAACTGCCGTCGCCCAGGCCCAGACCATCAATGGAAAGTGCAACGCCTGCGCGGACAGTGCCCGAATCGGGAGACCAAGTACGTGCCCGACACGCCGCTCCCGAAGCCTGTGAACACCGTTATCGGGCGCGGGCTGTATAAAAGGCGGGAGGAAAAGTAGTACAATGTCCTTATGTCAGTCTCTAGCTTCCGCAAACGCCTGTACGCCAATTTCCGACGCAACGCTGAAGGACTAGATGGCGCGCTCGTTGTAGACGCCCTTTACCAAGCCTCTGAAGACGTCTGGCACGCTGGAATTGACGACGCCTATGCCAGCCTCAAAAACAGCACCGACGAAACCTTGGCCGACGCTTTTGACATCTCCTGGCTCACCGTCGTCAGCATCAGGCTTGCAAAATTGGCTAAAGGACACGGCAGAACGGGAGAGAAATGAACAGCGAAGCCGTCCATTTCCTACAGACGAAAGGCATAAAGGAACACGCATGGCGCGTCCTTTATGCCGCGACGCCCATCGCTTCGTTGACGAACCGGTTGTACGGATTGTCCTCCCTTGTCGGGTCAGGCCGCAGACCCGCGTACTTCGCTAACAGCTCCGCGTCATCATATAGCGCACACGAGGGGATCCTCTTCGGTATCGTCAGAAGCGCGTCCCGCAGAACATCCGACCGCACCTGTGACAGCGTATTGACGCCGGCCACAAGCCTGTCTTGCCTGATAAGCGAGATGTGGTGCTCGCGACCGTAGAAGCCGAAGTCCGGGATTATCACCTGTCCCTCGAATTGCGAGATGAGCAGGTTGGCGAGAACGAACGCATCGAAATCTCCCAGCACCGCACGGTCGAGCCGCGCCAGCACAATGCCTTTCATTGAAAAATTCGTCGGCTTGCACAGCACTGAGTGCAGCACCGGGGACAGGAGCAGCGTTGCTATCTTCTGGTAGGCGTCCTGTTTCGCAGGGTCGCGCTTGTCGCCACGCAGGAGCTTGTCGAGCCGCGTAGGTTCTTCGAGGAGGGCGTTGAGCAAAACGAAATTGGCGTTCTTCTTCGTCAGCGTGCTGTCGCCTTCAGGGAAAATCGCGTCGAGTATTGAAACGAACTCCCGCGCCCGCCTGTAATCCATTTCGTGCAGCGGGTTGAGGTGGTGCTTTCTGACATCGAAATGGACGACCTTCCTTCTTGGAGGAATGACCAGTGCGTCAATCACGGAGCCGTCATCGACGAGCAAAAAATGAGACGATTCCACATGGTCGAGGATAGGTGTTTTGTTGGCGCCGACGATTAATGCGTTCATATATTGGCGAGCGACGAGGCAAGTAGAGGCCGAATCGTTGACAGCGCTGCTTGCGTGCCGCCCGCCGTAAACGGAACAACCCTAAGCGTATTTTACAGCAGATTTCTTGCGGTGAATGAGCTTGTGATGATACTGACAATACCAAATTACTTCGAGCGGCTTTGCGTAGTCCTCATGGTGTCCGTCGCGCGCTGGTTTAACACAACCTCGATATTGGCAGATCGCCGCGCGTTGAAGTTTACCGCCATGCACTGCTCTATATACCGCCCTATGCGCCCTTACCATTTCTGGTCTTTCAGCGCGCGATTTTCTAGATTGAATCATCACCGAGCGGCGTCCGGCCTCATTAGCTCGATATTTGCGCATCAACAGCGCTTTGCACGGACGGCAGCAATACACCTGGACGCGACCGTGAGCATGAGACTGCGAACCACTCGGATGAAGCTGTTCGTCTGGAAGCAATTGTTTACAGTAGCGACAAGAATTCACGCATAGAATTGTACCATAATTGTAGAGCTGCGCATCGTGACACAGGCTGCATCTGCCAGCCGTAAAACAAAGAGCGCCTACGTTTATTTTATCATCGAAGGGGCAGGGGGAACTGTAACAACTTGAAAATCTCCGACCATCTCTTAATTCACACGAGTCGGGCCTAACGTTTCTTTGTTTTCTTTGTCGTTCGAAGAAAAGAACCAGCACTCACACACAATGACAGAATGCTCACTAGAAAACCGCCTGCCGAAATAAGAAACGACTGGTCAGTATCCTTCCTCGTAACAGCGGCCTTACGCCGTTCGAGTGACACTTCTACAATAGGCTTAACGGCGGCACTCGGCGCTATTTTACAATCCAACCTAGCCTTGAAACCACACACGTCTGTCGCGGCTTTCAAGAAATACAAATCCTCGTCTGACCGCTGAGCCAATTCAGTGTAAATACGCTCTAGCTCTGGCTGGATATTAGGAGGCTGCGCTTGTTTGATATCTTGGACGGCCCGGCCCAACACGTCGGCCGTCTGCCCAGCCGGACTTGCCCCTCGAAAAACATCCTCGAAGAACCCCGCCTGCGAGCCTGAACAAAACAATACTGCGATCGATAATCCTAAAGCTAGTTTTCTCATCACGTAATACCTCCACTTAAAATCTAAAAATCGCTATCCCCACCGTACAAGACTACCCCAACGTACAAGCATGTTATAGTAGCAACGTGAAGAATCTCACCCTCAAACAGTTCGCAAGCCTGGGCGGCAAGGCGCGCGCAAAACTCCCGCCCGAAGAATTGAGCCGCATTGGCAAGCTTGGCGGTCGCCCTCGCAACAAGTTGACAAAAGCGCGCAAACGACGCCGAACAGCGTAACTGTTGATAACTTGCTTGCAGGTTTTCTGCGGCATGAGACAATGACCGCAGATGGATAGAAGCGGTGGCGCAAGGGGCGCAGTGAAAGACGTAGGCACACTTCCGAAATCGCGTGTAGTAGGTCGGCTTTAGATGCCCACCTGCGAGGTTCAAATCCTCGCCCGCTTCCTCCATCTATTGCTCTCTGACAGCTAAATATCCCGACACGACATTATCAATTTACAAGCTTCATCCCTTCCAAGCCGCTCACTGATGAAGCGGGCGGCTTAGAGGGAAATTAAAATCAACCACCTATGGAAAAAAAGATCGATAAAGCAATTGCGATTTTACGCAAACTACAATTCAAGCCCGGTTTGGACAGTAGGGAAGTAGAGGGCATCGAGCGCGTCATTGAGACCATCCAACAGCTAGAAGAGCAAATCCGCGTATGAAACACCCCGACATCATCCGCGACGGCATCCGCTACAGCGCCTATTCGCCTCGCGGCAAGCAAGTGAAGAGAGAAATGCTGCGCGAGAAGCGCAACAGAACGAGCGTCCCCATCAGCATCATGCTCACGGTGGGATTAGCACTCAGCAACGCCGCGTATGCCTGAAACAAAAATCAGAATTACCGACTGGGTACAAACGCCCGACGGACTCGGGCAGGTCGCCGAGTTCGACAAGAACGGCCAGGGCGAAACACTCCTAAAAGTCTACATACCCGTACGCGGCATCATCGCCCCACACTGGTACAAGCTAACCGAAATAAAACTATGAGCTACGACACAGGCACCGAGGAAGGCCGCAACCAACGCCTCAATCAGATCGTCCGCGACTACACCGCACGAGGAGCGTGGGGCGCGATTGCCCGGCTCATCGGAGGAAACCCGCGCTATGACCTCACTGATTATAGAGACGAAGATGCTGGGGAGCCGCCGAAAGGAGCAGAACAATCTTAGAAATTAATCACATCATGTATGGACGACAAATCACTCAGAAACAAAGCGGTAGACATCAAGGGCAAGCAGTACGTTCTCGTGTCCGACCGTGTCCTTTACTTCAATGAAACGTACAAGGATGGCTCTATAACCACAGAGCTTCTATCCAAACCCGAAGATCCCCGTGTCGTGGTCAAGGCCACAGTCAAATTTCCGATGGGCGATTCCTCGATACTCTTCAAACAATTCACTGGCCATTCGCAGGCTCTGATAGGCGACGGCTACATCAACAAAACATCCGCACTGGAAAACGCCGAGACATCCGCCGTCGGCCGCGCCCTCGCATTAATGGGCATCGGCGTCATCGACAGCGTGGCCTCGGCGGACGAGCTGCACAAAGCCTCAGAACCGCGCCAGGCTGCCCCGCAGCGCACGAAACCGACCGACCCTAGGAAAGACCCGGCAGTAGAACTTCTCGCCCAAAAAGACCGCGTTGTGTCCCTCCTCAAACAGCTCGGCTTCAAGCCTGTAGGAAAGACCGTCGCAGAGAAGCGGGCAGAGGTCGAGGAGGCTGTCAAAAAGCACGCCCATTCTGTACTCATTGACGACGACCTCGAAGCGATTGCGGAAATCCTCTCGGCCAAGGTGGAGCAATTAGAAGCTGTAGGCGACCAATAGCGTATGCAACGAGAAATCAAATTCAGGGGATGGGATAGGTTACATGACAAATTCCACAAGGTGCAGCGGCTCATGATTGACGAGTCAGGGCACTGCTACGGCGTTCTTTGGAAAGACAGCGAAGGTCAGGATTATCAGGGAATCAACTTCGTGAACCTCTGCCAATTCACCGGCCTGCACGACAAGAACGGGAAAGAGGTGTACGAGGGAGACTTAACGATTTGCTATTCCAAGAGCGGCGAAGTTGTCTACCGCCACCACGTCATCTCAATCCCGCTCGTCTATCAGGAAATTTGGGGCAACCAAGATGACGCGCAAATCGAAGTCATCGGCAACATCCACGAGAATCCAGAATTACTCACCAACAAATAAATTATGTCCGACGACAAAATATTCGCTCTAGGTCTGATCTACAAAGCACCGCGAGAGGGCGCGCCTGACTTCGTAAAAGGCTCGCTCTCCATCAAGACGGAAGAGTTTACGAAATTCCTCATAGACCACACGAAGCCTGAAGGTTGGTGCAACATCGACATCAAGGAAAGCAAGGGAGGGAAGCTGTACTGCGAACTGAACCAGTACAGCCGCCCTGCCGACGATTACCACCACCGCTCACATCGTGACGAAGCGCCGAATCCGATAGATGAGCCGGACCTAGACAAAATCCCCTTCTGATATGACCTCACAAGAAACCTGTATCCTGGAGGCGGTCGAGAACGGGGGATACTCTCGACACATATTTGAGAGTGCGGCTCAGACGCTTCTTGACCCTCTCTTCTGGCAGTCCTTGGGACGGGCGAGGGGGTGGTGGGAAGCAGCACCAGACCGTCCTGGGGCACATGGTCAATGGTTAAGTGTGCAAATAGATTTCATTCGCCATCTGGCCGATGGAAAAGACGCTGAGAGTTTCTTCGCCGCGCTATGACCTATTCCCAATTGAGAGAGGAGATACGTGTTTCAGTTCGCAACTATGGCCACAGCTTATCCTCTCTTGAGGCAATGCAGGAATGTATGACCGCCATAGACACGTATCTTGAAGAGAAGGCGGTGGAGGTGGAGAATTTAACAAAGCCGGGTAGCGATATTGATGAGAAGTCCCGCACAGAAGATGGTCGTCTATACGCTTGCCGAACAAAAAATCATGTTATGGGTTTCAACTCCGCAATCAAGAAAGCGGCTCTCATTATCCGCTCAAAAGAATAGAAGGATATGAACCTCAACAATCAACAGCAGCGCGTCTACGATTATATGCTTGCCCACCCCGGCTCTACCGCACGAGAAATCACCAACGCGACCCTCATCGACGCAAGAGCCCGCATGAGTGAAATGCGCAACCATCACGGTATCGTCTTCAAGGTTGTCGGACACAAAAAATTAGGGAACGGCAATCCGTTCAAGATGTACGAAATAGAACTACCGAAGCCCGCTCCGAAGCCGGTCGAAGTCAGCGAGCAGGCGAAGCAGTTGGCATTATCGATGACCGCTTAATCGCTCAACAGATCTTAATGCCGAATATCCCACCGGGCCATGTCCCGGCGACTTGAAGCAGAAAACCAATAACGACCAGCCCTGTCCCCACCATCACCATGCGCCCCCGAAACTTCACATCTTCTTCAAGTCCCATCGCCATGTGCTTGCCCATCGACCAGTTCACCTCTTCTTCCGGCGGTTCTGGCTCACCCATTGCATGCCGCGCCCGACGCTCGAAGAATGCTTCGATCTCAATCTTCTTTTCCCCCATGTGCCGCTCAAACATGACGCGCCACTCGTACAAGATCATCAGAAACCCGACGACATCAGACACCAAACCTAACACCGACAACCACTGCTGGCACATATCGTGTTCCTTCTCACATTCCCTCTTCACAGTTCCCCCAGCCGGACAGTGCCATCCGGGGTGCGGCGACGCCAGAAGCTCCCTCCCTCCATCCCCTCTTCGCGGCGGGACTGTTCCGCCCGCGACCGGCGGTATCTTGCCCCAGTTCCGCTCCCTACTAATGGGACGATTTGCCTAGCCGTAGCGGATTCGCTTTGATGTGGCATGACCAAGACTGAGAATCGGGCCGCCGCCCGCGCCTATGCCGCAGAGAAAGAGCGCCGGTTTCAAGAGGAGCGGGAACGCGCCGGCCGCGCGGCCGATCTGGAAGCGCTTCGGGTCATTCGGCACTATCTGATTTTCGAGGCCAAGAATCGAGGCTTCGCCCACGAACGTCTCAGGGTCGCGATTGACGACTACGCCGGCGAGATAACGGGCGACCGCACGGCGCTTCACGCCAAGCCCGCAAGCATAGGGCGCTGATGTCCTGGGATGCCAAGTTCTTCGCGCCGATTCCCGTGCCAGGCAAACGCAAGCCGCTCGTGACGCTGCGGGATGCCGTCACGTACATGACGAGCCTGCCCCGCGACGAGCAGAACGCCGAACACTGGCGACCCGCCGCGACCTTGCTCGCCATCATCGGGGAAAGGGGCGGCTGCATGTTCTTCGCAGAGCGCGCCGTGGCGTTCGGCCTGCGCAAAGGCGTTCAGCCTGAGCCGCCCGAACCGGATCCATCTAAGAAAACGACGCATTGGGGAAAACGGAAACTGAAGAGGGACGAATGAACGGCTTGTGACTGGGGGTATTTCTGGGGGTAGTCTGCGTTGTCACGCCGTAAAACCGCTGCATTTAGAGTGGCTTATGAGTATCTTGCACTCCGCCCCTGGGCACCACGCTTCGCCTTCGGCTACGCGTAGTGCAGTCCGAAGAAAGCAAACAAACGATCATCGCGGATTTGTACGACATGTTGCCTCGGCCTGTTCGCTGGGTGCTTCCGGCAGAAGTGTTTGAGGATTACGTCCGGCGGCACGCTTTCCGCGAAATGCCTAAAGAGGGACCGCCGGCTGCATAGTCGCCTAAACGTAATTTTTTTACTGGCGTCCACACACTAAGGTTGATATGTTCAGATTTAACACTGGAAGGAGAGTTCAACTATGCCGAAGATGGGCAGTTGTTTGGAATTCGACTCTCTTCGGGGCTTCCTTCGGCAAACAGCCTGCGCATGCCTGTTGGCGATGGCGCCAAATCTCGCCGCGGCACAGGACATTGACCCGGCACATGCCCAGTCTCTGAAATATCGTGCTTTCGAGGCGTGGCGCAATCGCATTGTCGCGTTCGACTCGGCCACCGGCGCGCACGACAGTTTGAAGGACTATTCCGCCAAATGCGATGCTGCGACGGGAATTCAGGTGCCGAGTTTCAGTTGCAGCGCCGGCGTCGAGCCGCCCGGACAAGGCACAATTCCGGATACACCTCAATCCTCAACGCGTTGCGACCGTCCGAATGTGCTCAACAGCGCGTGCGATCCTGGCAGCAGGTTTCAGGTGCTCCCCGGAAAAACTGCTGACGCCGTCGCTGTTGCGCATTGCAGGAAGGTCGGAAAGCCCATCGCGAACAACGTGTACAACGACATCGCAGTGATCCAATATAACAAGAAGAATGGTGCGTTGTGCTTTTATCAGGCGCTAACCGACCTTCCGGGGGACCAGATTCCTGCGCCCAAAGGCGGCGAAAAAGCCACGTGGGAAGATGGCCAGCCTCACTGGATAAGCCCGGAGGGCACGGAAGCCATCGGGTGCACGGGCTGCCACGACAACGGCGGATTTATTCGCTCCGAGTATCTGGCGCAGCTCAAAACCCCGCCGCATGCTTTACCTAACGAGTTCACGGGCTTCAACAACCTTAATACGCCCGCCCGTTACGTGGGTCTCGACTATGCGACAAATCGTAGTTGGTCGATCAAGACTGCCCTCGCCCCGGGCGATCCAGGATTATCATGCACGACATGCCATCGGTTGGCGGTTCCAAACCGCAAGGCATTCGGGGAGATCAACGGCACCGCAGCGCATTTCGCTAATGTTGCGACTGCGGCAGACCAATGCGTTGATGGGAAGTGCTCAAAGAACCCTCATAGCGCCGCTTCGCCGATCTGGATGAGACCCGGTCAAATTCTTTACAACGCTTTCGCGGAAGCTTCCGCGACCAAATATCAGGATTGCGCCGTCGGGTTTTTCAATTCCAATTTTACTGCTGCGCCGCAGGGTTGCGACATTGCGCCGTTGGGCGAGCCCTGGAAGGATGTCGCGCCTGATAGCCCCTTTATTCCGCCGGTATTCCCGGCAGCCGAGACAATCACCATAGTAACTGGCGATGGCGATATAATTCCCAATAATTGATCCGGGCAAGATGCTGTTGCTCCAAATAAGAACGACAGCATCAAATATTCAGATGAGAAGGAGCAGCAAGTCATGAGCGGACAACAACTGAATACTATTCGTCGCGCGCGTCTAGCCTTGGTTGGAAGCATCGTCGGCGCCTGCGCCTTCATGGCGTCCGCGGCGCAAGCAGCGGATAATGTGTTCAAATGTGTGGCGCAAGCAGTCGCCGTTCATACAGAATCGCGTATCCACCTGCGGTGTAATCCAGGCGATGGCGCGATCGATTTTTTCGCACTTAGCATCACGCATCCTGATTCCAGTCGTGTGCTCAGCCTTGCCGCGACCGCCGTGGCGACAAGACGAGCAATATACATCCATTACAACAAGGATGACCTGAGCGGCTCCGCGATCAATTGCGGAAGTAACTGCCGGTTGATTCTCTCGGTAGAGATGTACAGAGATTAGCTACTTATATTACGCGTCACTGCGCACGGCTTGACGCTTGTAACCCGCAACGTCGCGGATAGGGCGATGGCAGGCGTGCGCCTGCTCGATCCGTTTTCCGTATAAACGGAGCTGCCGACGGTCCAGATCGAGACAGGGGCGGCCTTCCCGCCCCCTAATTCCCCACCGTCTGCACCACACTCGACACCGGCCGCGAACTGATCGTCGGCAGCTTGGCGTCCTTGACCACTTCCGCGTCATACTGCGCGAGCGTCTGCAGCGGCATCTTCGCCTTCATCTGCACGACCTTGTAGCCGCCGGCCTTCAATCGGCTGAGCAGCGTCGGCAGCGCTTCGGCGGTGTGCTTCTGGAAATCGTGCATCAGGATGATGCCTTTGCCTAATTTGTTGACCT